GGGTCCCGGCGGTGTTCCTGGCGGGCAGGACGGCGACGGTGACGACAGCTGAGGTCGCCCAGGACCACTACCGCGACCGGCAAGCCATCGCCGCGGCCGTCGCCGCGGAGGCCGCGGAGGCGTGGCGGGAGCTGAACCCGGGCGACCTGGACGCGTGGGACCTGCCAGCTGCGCAGCTCGCCGTCGTCCTGACCGGGGCGCAACAGCAGGCCGCGAGCGCCGCCGACGACTACGTCGACACAGCACTCTCAGAACAGGGAGCGGAACCGTCCCCGGCCGGGCGGGTCGACCCGCGCCGGTTCGCCGGTGTCGCCTCCGACGGCCGGCCGCTCGAGGGGCTACTGCGGTCACCGGTGGTGGCGACGAAGCTGGCCCTTGCCAGAGGCACCACGGTGCCGCGGGCACTGGCCACCGGGCAGGCCACATTGGACATGATGGTGCGCACCCAGGTCGCCGACGCTGGCCGCGCCGCGGACGGCGTGGCCGTGGCCGCCCGACCGAGCACCGGCTACGTGCGCATGCTGCAGGGCAAGTCGTGCTCGCGGTGCGCCATCCTCGCCGGCCGGTACTACCGGTGGTCGGCCGGATTCTGGCGGCACCCGCGGTGCGACTGCATCCACGTCCCCGCCCGCGGGGAACAGGCGGCCCGTTCAGAGGGACTCGTCAGTGACCCGAAGGAGTTCTTCAACTCGCTGTCACCGGCCGAGCAGGCCCAGCTGTTCACCAAAGCCGGCGCCCAGGCGATCCGAGACGGGGCCGACATGAACCAGGTCGTCAACGCCCGCCGCGGCGCGGCCGGGCTGAGCAAGCCCGGCGGAAGGTTGACGCGTGAGGAGCAGCGCATGCTGCGCGGTGGCCGCGACCGGGGCGAGCTGGCACGCACCGACGTGTTCGGCCAGCAGGTGTTCACCACGACCGAGGGCACCACGACGCGCGGCCTGGCCGGGCAGCGCATGCGCGAGCAGGGCGCCCGCACCACGCGCGAGTCCGGCGAAACCGTGACCCGCCGGGCCCGCGGCGGCGACGTGCAGCGCACCGTCAACCGACGCCGCGTACAGGCGCCGCGGCTGATGCCCGAGTCGATCTACGAACTCGCCGACAGCCGCGACGACGCGATCCGCCTGTTGAAGCGGTTCGGCTACATCATCTGACCTCCCGTGCGCGCGAGGCGCACGGGCTTTCACCTCTGCGATGGAGGACCCATGCACGAGCACCTTCCCGTCCACCCCCGCACCGGTCTCCGTGCCGTAGGCGTCGTCGTCGGCCGCCCGGTGTGGCCGGTCCTCGGCGGCAGCGAGCAGGCGGGAGACCCGCCTGCACCACCCGCGGCACCTGTGGACGGTGAGGCAGCGGCCCCGAGCAGCGCCGAGGCAGAGCCGAAGAGTTCCGACGCGGGCGACCCGCCGAAGGACTCCGACGACGAGGCGCTCGGCGACGCGGGGAAGAAGGCGCTGCGGGCCGAGCGTGAGGCACGGAAAGCGGCCGAACAGCAGATCGCCGACCGCGACGCGAAGTTGCGGGAGTACGAGGACGCCAAGCTCACCGAGCAGCAGCGCCTTGAGAAGGAACGAGACGATGCGCGGGAGGCTGCGAGTTCGACGGCGCGCGAGGCGGCGTTGTACAAGGCGGCCATCGACCACGGCCTCAACGCGGAGGACCTCGAGCTACTCGAGGGCGTGCCGGCCGAGCAGATCGAAGACCGCGCGAAGCGGCTTGCAGAAAGGCTCAACGCGCGCCCGGCCCCCACGCCGAAGCCGGACCCGTCGCAGGGCGGGCGCAGCGGCGCCGGTCTGAACCTGGACACCCAGATCCAGGAGGCGCAGCGCAGCGGCGACTTCCGCGAGGTCATCGCGCTGCAGAACCAGAAACTCGCCGAACAGTAACCCACGGGCACCGAGTGCCCAGATCGCAAGGAGTACGCCGATATGGCTTCCGTGACCGGATTGGGCACCACCTACGACCTGCCCAACTACACCGGCATCCTGCACCAGCTCACCCCCAGTGACACGCCGTTCTTCTCCGCGATCGGCGGGCTGACCGGCGGCGGCCAGACCACCTCGACCGAGTTCGAGTGGCAGACGTTCGACCTGCGCAGCGCGGGCCAGAACACCAAGGTCGAGGGCGCCGAGCCGGAAGACTCCGAGCGGACGCGCGCCAACGTCACGAACGTGGTGCAGATCCACCAGGAATCGGTGGGCGTGTCCTACTCGAAGCTGGCCGCGCCCGGCCAGAAGGCGGGCACGAACAACGAGGCGCAGAACCCGATCCGCAACGAGCTCGACTGGCAGGTCGAGCAGATGCTCAAGCAGATGGTGCGGGACGTCGAGTACAGCTCCCTGCGGGGCACCTACCAGAAGCCGGCCGACAACACCACGGCGCGGCAGACCCGCGGCCTGCTGCCCGCGATCACGACGAACGTCATCAACGTCGACTCCGATGGGGCCGGCGCTTCGGGCCCGCTGACCGACACCCTGCTGCTCGACCTCATGCAGTCGGTGTACGACAACGGCGGGCTCATGGAAGCCGAGACGGCGACGATCATCGTCAACTCGTTCCAGAAGCGGCAGCTGACGAAGATCTTCGTCGCCGACAAGGGCTACCAGGAGCAGAGCCGCAACGTCGGCGGTGTCAACGTCCAGACCATTGAGACCGACTTCGGCCGGGTCAACGTGATGCTGGACCGCCACATGCCGGCCGACCAGGTCGCGGTGGCCTCGCTCGACCAGTGCCGCCCCGTGTTCCTCGAGGTTCCGGGCAAGGGCCACTTCTTCGCCGAGCCGCTCGCCAAGACCGGCGCGAAGGACCGCACGCAGCTCTACGGCGAGGTCGGTCTCGAGTACGGCGCCGAGTCGGCCCACGGCAAGATCACCAACCTGTCCACGACGCCGCAGGCGTAGCCATGTGGCTCGAGGCTGGGATCGGAAGTTATACCGGCGAGCTCATCAACGTGTCGACGTTGTCTCGGTTGCGGGTCGTGGACTACCAGGGCTCCTGGCGCGTAGAAGGCTTTCTGCCGGGCGAAACGGACGCACTGTGGCTCGCGAACGGGTACGACTCGTTCGCGGCGGCGCGCGATGCGATGCATGCAATCGCGGCAGGACTCACCCCGGAGGATCCATGACATACATCGTGAAAGCGGGCTACGTCACCGCACAGACCAAGGTGGGCAAGGGCAGGGCCTACATCGACATCCCCCGCGGGGCACGTCTTCCCGACGACGTGTCCGCGGAGGAGATCGACTGGCTGCTGCGCTCCGGCCAGATCGCCGCCGACGACGGCCCGGCCGACGAGACCGCGGAGCCCGCCGGAGCGCCGGACGATGCCGACGATGGCGCGGACGAGGTGAGCCTCGAGGACACCGACAAGGACGGCCTCGTCGCGCTGGCCGAGTCCGAGGGCGTGGACATCGACAAGCGGTGGACCGCGGCACGCATCGCCGAGGCCATCCGCGACCACCGGAACAACAAGTAACGGAGGTGCGGAGGTTCGATGGCTGATCAACTCGCAACGGCCGAGGACCTCCGCACCCTCCTCGGCGAGGACGCAACCGGCCTCACCACAGCCGAGGCCGAGCTGCTGCTGCAGCTGGCCACCGGTGCCGTGCAGGCCGCGGCTGGGCAGTCCATCCTGCAGGCCACCGAGACCGTGGCGGTGATGGGCACGGTCGAGTCGTGGCTGTCACTGCCGAACCGCCCGGTGACCGACGTGTCGTCGGTGACCCTCGACGGCGCCGAGGTGTCGGACCACAAGCGGTTCGGCGACCGGCTGTGGCGCGCCCGCGGCTGGGCCGCCAGCGCCTATGAGCCCTCGACCGTCGAGGTGACCTACACCCACGGGTACCTGACCACCGACGCGGGCGCGCAGCTGGCACGGTCGGCGACGCTGATGGTGGCAGCGCAGATGTTCTCGAACCCGTCGAGCGCGGGCGGGTTCTCCATCGACGACTACCAGGAACAGGGCACGCCCAACTCCGACATGGCCGGCATGGTGCCGCAGCGTCTGCAGCAGGCGCTGCGACGCCAGTACGGGCCAGGCGCGCGCATGGTGAAGATCGGATGAGCCGGGCGCTACGGCTGGCCCGTCGCGGCCAGCGGAAGGCCGAGTCGCTCATGGCCGACCAGTGCACCATCCGGCCGAACACGGGCGAAACCACCGACCCGGACACCGGCAAACTCGTGCCCACCTACGGGCCGTCGGTCTACGAGGGCCGCTGCAAGATCCAGAACCAGCGGCTGCGGTATCCCAGCGAGCCAGTGGCGGGCGAGCACCAGTGGACGGTCGCGCCGACCGAGGTGCACATCCCCGTCCGCGGCACGGCCGATGTGGCGACCGGCCAGGTCGTGACCATCACCAGCTCGCACGACGACGACAACGTCGACCGCGAGTTCCGCATCCGGGTGGGCGACCGCAAGACCTACGGCACAGCTATCCGGCTCATCGTCGAAGAGATCACGGGGTGAGCGCCATGAACAACGACGTGCGCCGACTCGCCGCCGATCTGGATAAGAAGGCGGCCAGGGCCCTCCCCGCGGTGGCCGCGGTGGTGGCCAAGGGCGCGAACAACATCAAGAAGCAGATGCGGGACGAGGCCACCTCGCAAGGGTCGTACCAGCACTTCCACCGGACCATCGGCTACGACCTGCGCAAGGGCGGGCTCGAGGCCGAGATCGGTCCGGACAAGGACAAGATGCAGGGCCCGCTCGGAAACCTGTTGTATTTCGGCACGTCCCGCAGCGGCCCCGTGCTCGACATCGACTCGGCGCCGGATGCGGAGGAGCCGAACTTTCACCGGTTCCTCGAGCAGGTCACCGAGGAGTTGTAGGTGACTCACTACGACGAGGTCGCAGCCCTGCTGGACGCGACCGGATTCACCGTGCACAAAGGACACGTGCCGGACAGCCCCGAGTTGCCGTACGCGGTGCTGTGGTGGCCCGGAGTAGGCCGCCGTTCCCGCAACACACTGGCCGGATCCTCGGGCCGCTTGGACGTGTCGTTCCGCATCACCTCCATCGGACTCACCGACGTCGCGGTGCGGATCGTCGCCGAGGCGATGCAGAACGCCGTCCTCGACGCGTATCTCACCGTCGACGGGTGGGTCACTCACCAGATTCTGCACCGCGGCACAGACGTGCCGATCCAGGAAGACCGCGCCGTGACCGACACGGCGTCGGGCCGGCATCCGCTCTACACCGTCGACGCGTATCGGCTGGCTGCAGAGCGCGAACAGTAGGAGGACACCGCCATGCAGTGGGTAGAGCTCGAACACGACAAGACGAAGCGGCGCCACAAGTTCCCGAAGACCACGGGCGCGGTGGCGAGCGCGAAGCGGCGCGGCTGGTCCGAGCCGAAGAACACCGCCGACAAGGCCGCGGGCAAGGAAACCCCGGCGCCGACCACCGCCGCCAAGTAACCCCGCAACACCTGCGTCTCCTGGGAGGGTGACCGACATTGTCCGACATCATCACTGACGGCAAGACCAAGGTCTGGGAAGTCCCGGCCATCGCCGACGTCACCGCGCCGACGGTGACCGAGCTCGACGCCGGTCAACAGCTCGAGAACCGCATGACGCCGGACGGGCTGGCCGGGTTCGAGCCGGAAACGGCCGACGTGGACAACACCGCGCTCAGCTCCACGTTCGACACCAGGCTGCCCGGGCGCGCGTCGTGGTCGAACACGCAGCTGATCCTGAAGAAGCAGTCCGGCACCGACGAGGTGTACGACACGTTGGTGCGCGACTACGACACCCACATCGTCGTCCGCCGCGGCACGAACGCCAGCGACGCGTGGGCCGCCGACGACGAGGTCGAGGTGTACCCGGTTCGGTGCGGCCAGGTTAGCAACAACCCGCCCGAGGCTAACTCGGTGCAGCGCTACACCGTCCCGGTGAAGGTCACCGGCGACCCGGAGATCCGCGCCGTCGTCACCACGGCTGCCTGATCTGCCTATCTCCCCGCCGCCGGCTCCCCCGGCGGCCGGCGGCGGGGCCCTACCAACCACGTCGGGGAGAAGTCGGGAGTGTCGGGAATGGACATCGAAGAAGTGCGGCAGCGGATGCGGCAGGCCCAGCGGGCCGAAACGTCGGTGCCGATCTGTCTGCGCGGCGACCTCGTCGCCGAGTGGGAGGATCTGAACCGGCAGCTGCAGGAGCGGCAGAAGCAGCCGCGGGACTCGCTCGACGACGACGGCGGCATGCACCTGGCTGAACGGATGCAGGCCCTGTCCGACGAGATGCGCGACGCGACGGTGACGCTGCGGTTCCGCGCCATGCCGCGCCGAGACTGGTTCGCCAAGCTCGCCAAGCACCCACCGCGCGACGGCAACCAGTTCGACAAGGCCCTCGGTCTGAACCAGGACGCGTTCTTCGAGGACGTGATCCCCCGGTGCCTCGTGGAGCCAGAGCTCGACGCCGCCGAGCTCGCCGAGTTGCTCGACGTGCTGTCCGGCGCGCAGTACCAGGCCATCACGAACGCGGTATGGGGCATCAACGGCAGCGAGGTGAGCGTCCCTTTCTCGCCGATCGCCTCGCGCATGACAGCGTCCTCCGACGCGACGTCGAGGCAGCAACCCGAGCAGGCGTCTCCATCCGCCGGTGGAACGGGTGGGAACCGGAAGAAGTCACGCTCCACGAGTACGACGAAGAAGGCCGGCTGACCCGGTCGGTGACGACCTGCGAGTCGGAGTGGGACGAGGACTCGCGGGCCCACGTACTGGCCCTGCTGGCCGTGGAGGAGCAGACCTGCCGCTGCGGCGGCTACCTCCCGGAAACGTCCGACCCGGCCAACGAGGGCCGCTACACCGCGTCACCGCCGGTGCGGTGCTACCGGTGCGAAGTTCTCCATGCCCACATGCAGAGCTACGACAAGCCGGATCCCGCGTGGGTGGCGTGGCCAGTGGAAAAGCGTTAGCGGGCTCGCCACAGGTAGAAGCCGAGGCCTCCAGCGGTAAGGGCGCCGACGACCACGAGCCCGACAACTGTCGGCATCGCGACCAGCGCGGCGACGCCGAACGCGGCGATCAGGAGCGCTGGGATGAGACCCACCAGGTAGGAGCTGAGGCCCTTCGCTTGTTCGGTCCATCGGTTCAGCGTGCTCATCTGCCCTCCCAGGTCTGCTCTCGGATTGTCCGCCATGTCCGTAATTCTCGCCAGGGGGTGACACACAGTGGCTGACCGGTCGATTTCCGTCACTCTCAAGGCGAACATTGCCGGGTATATGGCGGCGCTGAAGACTGCAGGCCGTCAAACGAGGGACCTGAACGACCGGCTGGTCCAGAACCGGCAGGCCACAGAGGCTGTGGGCCGCGGGCTCGTCGGGTTCGGCACGGCCGTGGTGGGCGGCATGGCGCTGGCCACGAAGGCGGCGATCGACTGGGAGTCCGCGTGGGCTGGCGTCACCAAGACAGTCGACGGGTCCGAGTCGCAGATGGCTGCGCTCGAGGCCCGGCTGCGGGACATGGCTACCGAGCTGCCCGCTACGCACGAGGAGATCGCCTCCGTCGCGGAGGCGGCCGGGCAACTGGGCGTGCAGCGCGAGTCGGTCGCCGGGTTCACCCGCACCATGATCGACCTGGGCAACACCACGAACCTAACGGCTGAGGAAGCAGCCTCGGCCATGGCCCAGTTCGGCAACGTCATGGGCACGTCCCAGGACGACGTGGACCGGCTCGGCTCGGCGCTTGTCGCCCTGGGTAACAACTCGGCCACCACCGAGGCCGACATCCTCGAGATGTCGCAGCGTCTTGCCGGGGCGGGCAATCTCATCGGTGCGACTGAGTCAGACATCCTCGCCATGTCGGCCGCGCTGGCCTCGGTCGGCATCCGCGCGGAGGCCGGCGGCGGATCCATGTCGCGGGTAATGCAGCAGATCCACACTGCCGTGTCGGAGGGCGGCGAGGCTGTCCAGGGGTTCGCCGACGTGGCCGGCATGTCGGCCGACGAGTTCAGCAACCGCTGGTCAGACGACCCTGTCGAGGCGATCAACTCGTTCGTCCTCGGCCTCAACAATGTGGAGGCATCCGGCGGCAACGTCGTGGGCGTGCTGTCCGACCTCGGCATCCGCAGCACCGAGGACGTGCGCACCATCCTGGGCCTCAAGGGCGCCACCGACTTGTTGTCCGACTCGCTCGGCATCGCGGCCGAAGGGTGGGAAGAGAACACAGCCCTGTCGGAAGAGGCACAGCAGCGTTACGACACCGCAGCGTCGCAGATCCAGGTCGCATGGAACACGATCAAGGACGCTGCCATCGATGTTGGCGCGGCCATCATGCCGGTCGTGTCCAGCGTCGCAGGAACAGTCGGCGATCTGGCGCGTGCGTTCTCCTCGCTGCCCGACCCAGTGAAGGGAGCGCTCGGCGTTCTCGGCAGCGTGGCGGGCGTGGCATCACTGGCCGCAGGTGGGTTGATGCTGATGCTTCCTCGCATTCGTGACACCCGCGACGCCATCCGCGACCTTGGACTCACGGGCGACAGGGCCCAGGGGCGAGTACGCAGGCTCGGCCGCTCGATGCGCACAGCATCCGTGGCCGCCGCGGGGCTTGGTGCCGCAGCGGTCGGCATTGACGCCATCTTCGGAAGCCGGACGCTCGAACACAACCTGGAAGCACTCACGGTTGGCCTGGAGCGCTGGGCCACGCAGAGCAAACTTAGCGGCGAAGCGGCGCGTTTCCTGGGTGACAATGCCGAGGATCTGTCGTCCGATTTCGAACAGATCGGCTCGTGGGCGAACTTTGCTGCACGCCCGGCTCAGGCCCTCGGCGAGACTCTGTTCGGGTGGGCAGGTGTCACCAGCTCGATCGGTGACGCCGAGAAGCGTGTGCAGAGCCTCGGCCAGGCGCTCGCGCAGCTCGTCGAAGAAGGGGACGCAGACGTCGCGGCTGCCGCGTTCGAGCGCATCGCGAAGGTCGCCGGAGATGCCGGTGTTTCCACCGAGCGCGTGCGCGAACTGATGCCAGAGTATGCCGCGGCACTCGAAGTGGCGGGCGACGAGGCGAGTAACTCGGCTGGCAAGCAGGGCGAGTTCGCCGAGGGCGTGGGCGATGCCAAGTCGGAGACCGAGCAGGCCACCGACGCGCTGCAGGAGTACGCCGATCAGCAGCGGGCAATGGTCGACCCCGTCTTCGCGCTGCAGAACGCGCTACGGCGGCAGGAGGAGGCCCAGCAGGACCTGGACGAGTCGATCCGGACGCACGGTCCGAACTCGGAGCAGGCGCGCACGGCTCAGTGGGCCCTGGCCGAGGCGATCTCCGGTGTCGAGCAGGCCGCGCTGGACGGTGACATCTCGTTCGATGCCTTCAAGACGAAGCTGCAGCAGTGGGTCGAGCAGGGCAAGATCAACCAGGCGACGGCCGACACGCTCAAGGAGCGGGTGAAGACCCTCCGCGAGGAGGCCGAGGACTACCGCGGTCCGTATGACGCCACGTTCAATGCCAACACCGGGCAGGCGCGCGAGAAGATCCGCAGTCTGAACGAGCTGCTCGACATGTGGGACGGCAAGGAATCGACGGCGTACGCCAAGTTGATCCCACAGATGCTCGCGCCGGACTACCAGGGCAGCAACACCGGCCTGTACAACTTCAACTTCCCCGGCGGCGCGACCGGCGGCACGATCACGCGCTCAGGCATCAAGCGGTACGCCGGCGGCGGGACGATCGTCGGGCCGGGCACGGGCACCTCGGACAGCATCCCCGCGTTCGCCGAGGGTGGGCCGCTACTCGTGAGCAACGGCGAGTTCATCTCTACGGACGCGTCGCGGCGTCGCAACGAGGCTGCGTTGATCGCCGGGAACCGTGGGGCAACCCTGGTGCCCGTCGGCGGGGACGGGGCGAGCGCAGTCGGCGAGCGTGACGCGGCGCTGCAGGACATGCGCCAGACGTTGCAGACCGTCGCCGACAGCGAGGACGCGTGGAACACCGCGCTCAACGAGAACTCCGACGCGTTGGAACGTTCCGAGACCTTGGCGGGCAGCCTGGTCGACGTCGTCACCCGCACCGGCAACGTCGCGGGAGACAGCGACGCGGCCTACGGCCGGTTCTCGACACGGCTGACCCAGTGGGACGGCCAGGCGCGGCGCACTCAGGCGCGGGCCGACGCACTCGCCGGGCGGGTCGTGAATCTCCGGGGCGAGGCCGAGGACTACCAGGGCGGATACGACGCCACCCTGACGGCGAACACCCACCCGGCGCAGCGGGCCATCCGCGAGGGCGTCGGGGTGATGAACGACTACCTCGACCGGCTCAACAACACCACCGTCAAGATCGGCGCCCAGTTCGATTTCGGACAGTCGGGCGGCGGTGTCGGCTCGGTGAACGTCTCCTACGGCCTGGCCGACGGCGGCCCCGTCGTGGGCCCTGGCGGCCCGACGGACGACCAGGTGCCGCTATGGGGATCGAACGGCGAGTACATGATCCGGGCGGCGGCCGTGTCGAAGTACGGCCGCGGGTTCCTCGACATGGTCAACGCCGGCAAGTACCGCGACGGCGGCCTGATCGAGCCGCGGCGCCGCACGACCTACCGGCCGTCCGATACGTTCGGCTCGGCGCTTGAGGGCGGCGACATGCTCG